CTCAACTTCACCGCCAGCCGCAGCGCATCGCCGTCGTCGGTGAGGGGATTCCAACGAACATACGGTTGCATTACGCCCGGTTTACGATCCAGCCGCGCTCCGTCTCCGTTAATCCAAGAAAACTCAATCCCCACCGCCTTCGCAGCGAGTTCCAGCAGTTCGCGGTCGGTCATGTCGTCTCCTTTTGGGCGAGGGCGGTGCGGGCCGTCTCCACACACGCCAGCGCCATGTGGTGCGGACCCTCGAACTCCAACAGGGTGAAATCTGCGATGCGCTGCAACGCCTCCCGCAGCCTTTCGACCTCCTCCCTCACCGCCGCCACATCCTCGACAACACCAAGGCGCGGCCCCTCTCCGGGTCGTCCGGTCGCGGCTGCGTGCATACCAGCAACCAACTTGCAGGCCCGCACATAGTCTTGCGCTAGGCGCTCGACCTCGGCACGGAGTTCAAGGATTATCGCGTGCTGGATTCTCAACATGTCTGCCATTTCAGCATTGCCGTCCGCCAGCAGCAGGGCGTCATCCGCCACCGGCTGCTGCTCCTGCTCCTGCCCCTGCGGGTCAGGCGTCACATTCCGCACCGCGTCCTGCATCGCGCCAACCGCCGCAATCCATCCGGCCCGCCACGCCGATGTGGGATCTTCTCCATCCTGATCCGCGCTGCTGTCGGCGGGATGAAAACCCGGATGCGATGGGAAGTTCCAGACGACAGTCAGCGCCTGCTTCATCCAGTCAACTGTAAAGGAATCCTTACCAGTTGCCTGCTCCTGCTCGGCCAGCTCGGCGCGAAGGGCGTTGATAGCGTCCCACGCCTGTTTGCGGGCTGTCGGCGTGTGCAGCGGAACCTCCAACGCCTCCAGCGCCTGCTCTGCCGCCTTTCTCAGTGCGTCCATCAGTACCCCCTCCCGCTCGACCAGGAATCCTCTGCACGGCTGGCGTGGTAGTCGTCATCCGCCCCGCCGTCGTCATCGTCCTGCGTGATGCGGGCGCTACGCTGGCCGGACTCTATCGCCTCCAAGCACGCGGACTGGATCGCCTCGTCGTCGTCATCGTCGAGGCAGTCTGCCAACTCCGGCGCAGGCTCGCCGCCTAGCGTCAGCACCCGGTACTCGACCCAGCCCGGAGCGGGCGGGTAGCAACGCTCAGGCGGGCCTGAGACGCGGCCAGGATCGCCCAACTCGTAGTCCGTGACTTCGATCAGGCACGGCACCTCGTCAATCTCCCATTCGATACGCATGGACAGCCCTCCTGTGGTAGTCGTCACGGCAATCGGCATCGCAGAACAGCCCCTTATCCACTTCTTCGTCGCAGTTGTAGCAGCGGCCAATGGGAATCAACGTTGGCTTACGCCTCAAACGGGCTGCGGCTAGGTGAAGTTCCTCGACTTCCTTCGCTTTGTCGGCTTCGTCGCTCACTTTAGTGATGCCTCCACATCAATGTTCATCATCCTCAACCGCGCTCGCATCGCGCGCCAGTTGCGCCGTCCGATCTCGCTCTGAACCTTCGGGTTTCCCTCTACTAGCGCCCTTCTAATGTCGCGCGGATCGGCCCCGATGAATTCCGCGTAAAGGGGAAACACACTACGCTTGCCGAACAGGAAACGCAAGGCGCTGAAGGCGTCCGGGTCCATCGTGAGTTCGTTCGCCTCGCCTGCCTTCTCTGCCGCGTTCGGTGCTTTTGTCGCGTCCCATATAGCCCGGGCGATGACGGCGGCGAATAGGCGGCTACAGGCTGCGTCGTCGGCGTTCGTCGTCGGTCTGGTGCTGAGAAAGTCGATCATGCCAGCCGCCAGACGCGCACCACGCTATCTCCAGTCGCGCGGACGCTGTACCGCCAGCCGTGCACCTTGCGGAGCGTGGCGGCGGTCTGGATGAGCTTGCGAGACTCATATCCGCTGAAGATCCGGCTCTCTCCAGGTTCCAGTTCTTCCATCGCCACGCGGATCTCGCTGGGCTTGTGGCCGGACGGCTTGGGCGCAACGGGGATGCCTTGCTGGACGGGGCCGATGCTCTCGAAACGGCGGAGCATTTTTAGGTTGGTGCTCATACCGCCCCCATTTCGGCGCAGACTTCGCGCAGGCGGGCGGCTTGGGATTGGCGCGCGGCGTACCATGCGGCGGCCCGCGCGGCGTCCCATGCGGCGGCCCGCGCGGCCCCTACGGCGGCCCGTGCGGCGTGCCATGCGTCCCCTGCGGCCCATGCGGCGGCCCATGCGGCGTCCCATGCGGCGGCCCGCAGATCGTTATCATTCGCCATCCCCTGCGCGTACCGCTCGGTAACGTCCAGCGCGGCCAGACTGCGCGGGTCGGTCATCAGATGCTGAACCTGCCTCGCGCACCACACGGCATACAGCCGGATTTCGCGGTCGCAGCCCTCGACAGCACGCAGGCACCATAGCGCGTCGTCTAAACCGTTGCTGTCGAGGATCGTGACGATGGACAACGGTTCGTCGTCGGCTTTTGTCTTGCCAAGATGCGTAAGCAGTTTCTTCCATCCGTCCTCGCACGGGCCGTGCTTGCGGATGGCGTTTAGGGTGGTTTTCATAGTCAGCCCCCCACCAGAACGCCGAGCATGACAAGCGCGGCGAAGATCATCGCCAGCGCTACCGCGTAGTCGCCAGGACTGTACTCCGGCGCGCGCGGACTCGGGTACATGCTGCGCGGGAGCGTTCGCTCGAACCGATAGTGCGCGGGATTGTGGTCATAGGTGCGGCTGATAACGGGTTTCATGGGGTTCCTCAGTAGGTTATGATGATTACCACGATGGCGAACATCAGAAGAACGAGCATGCAAGAAACTGCGCAGGCAAGCTCAAACCAGAATCGATCTATCCATTTCGTGATGCGCGAAATCATCGCTTTACGCTCCCGTCAGAATTTAGCGTGCCGGGGGCGAACAGGTGCCTCAGTTCGTCCGGCACGCGGTAGGTGTACGACCGCCCCCGCTTCGGTCGTACTGGTTGGGCTGGCACTGCCCCGGCTCGAGGGCCGGGGAAGGGCCAGGCGGAGGGGGTGGGGATGGGGCGAAGATTCATGCAATTTCATCAACAACGATAGACGAATCGAAGCAGTTTTCGGCCGCATCTGGCCAGAAAACCCGCACCTTGCGTCCGTTGATCACCGCCACGAGAATATCGGCGTCACGCAGGCGGCGCGTCGGGCCTTTGTCGGCCAAAATCTGGCCCGCAATGCGTGCTATTTCAATGTTGTGCATGCTCTAGCCTCTCCGTATCAGATGGTGGAACGGGGAAATCCGTGGGGAAATCCGTGTGGGAAACGTGGGAAACGTGGGAAATGTGGGGAAAGTCGGGGAAGGGCCAGGCTGAAGGGGTGCGGATTGGGCGCATTAGTGCACGCAGATACCGCGCGAGTAGCAGGACGCGGGATCGGCACCCTCGGGAACGTCGCCAGGGCGCAGGATATACAGGGACGCGCCGCGCGGGTCGGTCTGGACATAGTAGGTAAGCGCCGGCGCCATCGCGCATCGCCGCGCGTTACGGGCGCCGACGATGTCGGCCAGCCTGCGGAGCGCGCCCGATTCCATGTCGCGAATCGGCGTGCGGCGCCCGCTGAACGACGACAACCAGTAGGCGCGCCCGCTATCGTCGCGCTCGATACAACCGCCATCCGTGCCACACTCGCGCTCATGCCAGCGATGCAGGGTCATGGAAATGCGGCGCAGCGCGTCAGCTTCAGTTGCCATGAAACCGAGGGACATAAGCGAGTTTTCTTGAGCAGTGATGCGTGCGGCTTCCTTGCGTGTCATGGTCAATCTCCCGAGTGTGATGGCGCAACGCGCGCCCCGTAGCCCGCCATGCGACGGGCTACAGGTCGGGCGCTGCTAGTCAGCGTATGCGGATTCGATGCGCTCGCCGCAATGGCAGCAGCAGAGCTCCGAATCTTCATAGTTGATATCCACGCCCGCCGGTTGCCAGCAATCGCGCAGGTTGTACCGGCTCGCGCGGGCGATTTGCCGGTACTCTACGCGAGCGCAGTCCATGCACAGCGCCTCGCCGTCGGCCATTACGATAAACATGGGGTAACCGCCAGGCCATGCAAACTTGCTGCGAATCGCGTTTCGGAGTTCAATGCTGTTCATGGTCAGTCTCCCGAGTGTGGCGCGCATGCGCCAAGCAATAGAGTACAGGGATTGCGGGGGGTTGTGTTAACTTTCTTCGACGCGGGCCAGCAGGGCGCGTGCGCCGTCCAGCGCGGCGCTGTAGTCCGGATCCAGGCTATCCGCGTCGGCATCGTCCAGTTGGTCAAGCGCCCAGGCGAGCGCGGCGGCGAGTTCGAGGGTCAAGGCGGGCTGGGGCATGGTCAGGCTGCAATCCGGACAATGGTCGCCGCATCGGACCGCGCACGCCCCTCGCGCTTGGCGACGGCGAAAGCTGCGCGCTGTGCTTCGTCCAAGGTCGGCGCGCTAACGCGAAACGTCCAACCAGGCAGGTCGTGAAGCTCAACCTGATAACCTGATTCCACGCCGGCCATAGCCTCGGCAATGTCTGGCGATACATGGATGGTGCGGTTGTGGGCAATAGCGAACATGGTTACGTCTCCCGTTAGGCGCTGCGACCGCAGCGGGTGAAGCCGCCCCCTGAGGGGCGGCGAGGGTCAGGCGTAGGCGGGCGTGATAAACAGTACGCAGGCCATGCGCGAGGGACGCGCCTCGATCATGTCACCGTAGTCGCCCGTCACCCTCAGGCGCAGGCCGTCGAGGCCGAGTTCGCGCCGGGCGCGCGACAGCAACATGCGGCGCGTAGCGTTAGCGGGTGCCGTGAACTCGCCACGGTTAACCCAGGAATAGTTAGCCTCGCCGCCGTAGGTGTCGGTCCATTCACAGCGAAACTTCATTGCGTCTTTCATAGTAAGCTCCCGGTTAGGCGCTGCGTCGTGCAGCGCATGGACGTACTGTGCCACAGTCCGCGCAGCTTGTGGCTACCGTTTGTCGGCCAAAACCTACCGTTTGTCGGTCGATAGGTGGCATTGACCGCCCGCCAGCCTAGACAAAACTTGACATGAACTGTCCGCTAGCGGGCTGGATATGCTCTTCACGCAGTCACCCAGTGGCACGCAGTCACTGCGTGGGCACTGCGTTAGACTGCGTGACCGCGTGGGAATTGGTCGCCTGGGCGTCATTGCTATCCGCCCCTCTGCACGCGGTCAGGGCGCGACTGCGTGAATTGTCAGGATGTCGTCAGGATTGTGTTTTGCCTTATGCATCAATAGGTTACAAAGCATGGCGCTGCGGGCTGATGTTGCGTTTTCCTGCGTTTCACGCAGTGGCACGCAGTCGCCCTGAAACAACTGCGTTGAACTGTGTGACCGTGTGGTGTGTCATCACCCACAGTACCCCCCTATGGGGGGTACAGTGGGTGATGACACATGCTCACTGCGTTTGACAGGGTGAAAAGGCGTGGTAGCCTAGACGCCATCGGCAGCGAGGATAGATAACTGCATGGACGCAATAGCCGACCAGAGCGCGGACACCGGCGCTACTGGCGTCTCAGAAATTAAGACGCCTAAAAGAGCCGTCATGCGGACGCCTGACGGACGGGAGCTTCCGGCCGGCATCGGACGCCCGAAAGGCGTGCCTAACAAGGTCACCAGGACGATCCGCGAGGCGGTCGAGATGGCGTGCCAGCCCGGAGCCTGCCACCCGAAAGGGCTGGCGGGCTGGCTCATTGAGCGCGCACGCTCGCGCCAGGTTGCCGACAGGCAAATCTTCGCGGGACTCGTCGCGAAGGCGCTGCCGTTGCAGGTTAACGCGCAGGTCAGCGGCGGAATCGCTATTCAACTGGGCTGGCTACAGCAGCGAGGAATTGGCGCGGTAGCGACACAATCCGCAGAGCGCGTGCCGCAGGTCATTGATCAGCAAGGCAAAGCAGCGACCGCTCAGATGATTGCTAATCAGATTGACGATCGGACCATCATGCTGTCGCCCGTCCTGCCCGACGCGGCAGCAGTCGAGCATGGCCAGCAGGACGGCCAGGACGCGCTACAGGACGCGAGCGGGGCGGCTGGCCACGCAGGTACCGGGCGCTAGCGCGGGCCTGCCTGCGCGCTCGCAGCGGGCCGGCTGGCGACCCCCTACCCCCCTTCAACCCGGATAGGGGGGGTGGGTCAAGAATGTGGTCCCTCCCCTCCCCTTTAGCATCCCCAAAAAAGGTTTTGCGCCAATTGCAATGAAGCTCCAGGATTACCAGCCTCGGGGCGTGTTCTTGCCCTTGCACAATCGCAGCAAGCGGTGGGCGTGCGTGGTGGCGCACCGGCGGGCTGGCAAGACTGTGGCGATGTGCGCGGATCTGGTGATTGGGGCGCTGGAGACGGCGTTGCCGCGCCCGCAGTTTGCGTATCTGGCTCCGTTTCGGGATCAGGCGAAGCGGGTGGCGTGGAATTATCTGAAGGAACTGACGCGGGATTTTTGGATCAAGGAGCCGAACGAGTCGGAATTGCGGATTGACATGAAGAACGGGCACGGCGGCGAGAGCCGGATTTATGTGGCCGGGGCTGACAATCCGGATGCGTTGCGAGGGATGTATTTTGACGGCGTGGTGATGGACGAGGTGGGGCAGATGCGGCCTAGCGCCTGGTATAGCGTGCTGCGTCCTGCGTTGTCGGATCGGAAGGGCTGGGCGATTTGGGCGGGTACTCCGGCGGGAAAGAACTTCTTTTGGCAACTTCGGGAAGAGGCGCGGCTGAATCCGGAGACGCATATCCTGATGGAGTTGCCTGCGAGCCGGACGGGTATTCTGGACGCGGAGGAATTGCGGGACGCGAAGGCGCAGATGACCGAGGAGGCGTATGCGACCGAGTACGAGATCAGTTTTGATGCGGCGATTCCGGGCGCGTATTACGCGAAGATCGTTGGGGAACTGTACGAAAAGGGGCAGATTGGCGACATGAGCCTTGACCCCACGCTGCCTGTGGATTATGCGGCTGACCTGGGGTACACGGACAGTTGCAGTTGGTGGGGCTGGCAGGCGACGGTTGATGGGTATCGGGTGGTGGACTTTTATGAGGCGGATGGACAGCCGATCCAGCACTACATTGATTGGCTGAAGGCGCGTCCGCACAAGGTGGGTGAGGTGTATTTGCCGCATGATGCGCGGGCAAAGAGCTTGCAGACGGGCAAATCGATCATTGAGCAGTTCCTGTCGGCGGGAATCCGGCCCAAGATGGCTCCGGAACTGTCCTTGCAGGACGGGATTGAGGCGGCGCGGGTAGTGCTGCCGCTGTGCTGGTTCGATGAGAAGGCGACGTATGACGGGGTTGACCACCTGCGCGGGTATATGCGGGAGTGGGACGAGAAAACGCAGACGTTTCGCAACCGGCCCAAGCATGACCAGCACTCTCATGCGGCGGATGCGTTCAGATACATGGCTCTTTCGGTGAGGAAGGTATTGCCGAAAGGGGCGGGCGGTGACAGAATTGCACGGCGGCAGGGTGTTTCGCAGGGGCTGAACTACGCCTTTTCGCTGGATGACATCTGGGATACCGGGCCGAAACAGACGACGAGGGTGGGTTGATGGAAACGTCCGCCAGGATTGAGAAATCGACCGATTTTGCGGCGACCCCGGCAGGAATGGCGCAGCGGTGGGGCACTGAGATTGCGGCGGCTGAGCAGGAGATTGAGCCGTTTCACCGCGATGCGCGAAAGATCATCAAGCGGTACCTTGACCGGCGTGATGCGTGGGAGGAGGACGAGAGCCGGGTTAACCTGTTCTGGTCTACGGTCAAGGTTTTGCTGTCGATGCTGTATGCGCGTCCTCCGAAAGCGGATGTGAGCCGTGCTTGGCAGGACGCGGAGGACGATCAGGCGCGTGTTGCTGGCACGATGCTGCAACGGCTGCTGAACAAGGACTTTGAGGAACAGGTATCCAGTTGGGACAGCACGATCCGGCAAGGGATTGAGGATTGGTTGGTCGTTGGCATGGGCCAATGCTGGATGCGGTACGAGGTCGAGACGGAAGAGGTCGAGATTCCGGCCGTAATCGACCCGATGACGGGCATGGAGATCCAGCCCGCGCAGATGGTCGAGCGAATTACGGAAGAAGAAGCCGAGCTTGACTATGTGCATTACCAGGACTTTTTCTGGTCGCCTGCCCGGACATGGCGTGAGGTGCGTTGGGTCGCGCGTCGGGTGCATATGACGCGCGAGCAACTGGAGGCGCGGTTTGGCGAGGCGATTGCCAAGTCGGTGCCGATGATCCAGCCCAAGCGCGAGAATGACGAGCAGACGACCAAGCACGACCCGTGGGCGCGTGCCGAGGTTTTCGAGATCTGGTGCAAGGAAAACGAGAAGGTTTACTGGTTTGCGAAGGGTGCGCCCGTTATTCTTGATGTGAAGGACGACCCGCTGGGCATTAGCGGGTTCTTTCCGTGCCCGATGCCGCTGGCGGCGAACGTCACCAGCGTCAATTTCCTGCCGCGTGCTGACTATGTGTTCGCGCAGGATCAGTTTAACGAATTAGACGAGATCAACACGCGAATCAAGTGGCTGACGCGGGCGGCGAAGGTTGTCGGCGTGTACGACAAGGCGGCTGACGGGCTGCAACGGATGTTCCAGCAGGCGTCCGAGAACCAGTTGATCCCGGTGGACAACTGGGCGATGTTTGCCGAGAGCGGCGGCATCAAGGGCAAGGTCGATTGGGTGCCGATTGACGCGGTTGTGAACGCGATTGAGCGGCTGCGCGTTTATCGGGCGGACAAGACCCAGCAGATCTACGAGGTGCTGGGCATTTCGGACATCATGCGCGGGGCTACGCGGTCGGGCGAGACTGCGACGGCGCAGCAGATCAAGGCGCAATTCGGTTCGACGCGGATTCAACTGTTGCAGTTCTACATCGCGCAATGGATCACCGAGGTCTTGCGGATCAAGGCCGAGATCATTGCCAAGCACTTCCAGCCTGAGACGATTGTTGAGCGCAGCAACGTGCTGCGGACGCCTGACGCCCCGCTGGCCCAGGCGGGCGTGCAGTTGCTCAAGGACGAGGAAGTCGCGCAGTACCGCATCGTGGTGGAAGCGGACAGCATGGCTCAGATGGATTGGGCTGCTGAACGGGATGCGGCTGTGCAGTTCATGCAGGGGCTGGGCGCGTTCATTAGCCAGGTTGCCCCGATGGCGCAGCAGGTGCCCGAGGCTGGCCCGTATCTGATGCGGATCATGCAATGGGCTGTGAGCAAGTTCCGCGTCAGCACCGAGATTGAGAGCATCCTTGATCAGGCGGTGGACGGCATGCAGAAGCAACTGATGCAGCCCAAGCCTCCGCCGCAGCCTGCGCCGGATGTCGTCGTGCAGGCGCAGATTGAGGCTGAGAAGATCAAGAGCAACGAGCGGATCGCTGCGATGGAAGCGCAGAATGACCAGCAGATTGCGAGCCTCAAGGCGACGGTTGATCTTCAGAAGATCGAAATGCAGGCGCGGTTTGACAACTTCCAGAAGCAGTATGACCAGATCAGCAACCTGCTGACTGCGCTGCCGGGAACCTCGCAAGTGATGGAGCTTGACGCGATCAAGCAGATGGTCGAGCAGAACAAGGCGGACACGGACGCGCAACTGTCGCAAGTGATGACGGCGGTGAGCCGGAAGAAGAAGCGGATTCCGATTCGGGATCAGATGGGCGACATCGTTGAGGTGCGTGAAATCGATGATGATGACAATGTGTTGCCGCCTGGTGTTGTGAGCGGGCCTCCCGGCTCGCCGGTAATGAACTGAGGACGATATGGCGATCCAGTTTTCTACGTCTGTACGCGACGCGCGGCTTGACCAGATTGAGACGACGATTGGTACGTCTGCCGTGATCAGGATCTTTACTGGCTCGCCTCCTGCTAACTGCGCGGCTGCGGATAGCGGGACGATTCTGGCGACAGAACTGTCCTACGGACTGGATGGCTGCGGCCAGCGGCGGCACC